GGAGACGGCGGCATTCAGTTCGCGGACCCCGGCGGCAATAGCGCGTTGCGCGCCGAGACGCCGACGAATCCCCGAAACCTGCCGTGTCCCAACTGCAAAACGCCGAACGTGCTGACGCCGGCGGATCGGGAATGCGGGTACCAGTGCGACCGTTGCGCCGACCTGGCGGAGTCTGGGTTTGGCTACTAGTGCCATGACGGCGACGAAGTCTCGTCGACTGTTGCACACAACACGCAACAGCGTCGTTCCAGGCAACTACGAACCACCCTACAACGTTGCGCGTGACTTCCACAAATTCGACGACGGTCTGATTCACACGTGTGCGCGGCTCGAGGGCGGGGATTCATACCTGACCTGCTGCAGGATTCACTTCGGTCCAACGCTTGTCGTGTACGACGGTCCGTCGTGCATGAAATGTGTGATCTGCCGCGGCTGTCCTGCGTGCGTGCCGGGCTACATCCGAGAGGAGACCGTGCGGCTCGGGAAGTGGGAGACCAAGGACGGTCGCAAGCTCTATGTGTTCGAGATGGACGAACAACACTTGCGCAACTCCATCGCGAAGCTGACGCGTGACGAGGGCGAGTTCAAGAAGGACTGGAAGGAATGGCTCGAAGTGCTCAACGTCGAGGCCAAGCTGCGAGGACTCACATGACCAAGGCTACGAACCAGCTCGCGCCACTCGAGTCCGTCGATCACGCACGCTGCCAAGCGGACGTGAAATCAGCGTACAACCCGTGGATCATGGGCGGGGACGTCGGCGGACGTTGGGGTCGCTGTACCAATAAACCGACCTGGTACGCCCGTGAAGCAGAAGCGGGCAAGGACGGACGCAAAGGCGCGATGTCGCTCTGCGACGAGTGCAAAGGCGTTTGCGAAAAGCTCAAGGGAGCTAGCGTGACGTTCGAGCCACTGGTTGGCTGGAATGAAAAGTTCCATCAGCTCTACGACAACCCCAAATGCGTTCCCGTCGAGGAGATCGCACGGGTGCTGCGGGACGCAGGTGCCGATGCTGCAACAACAAGGGCGTTCGAACAGCTGATACTGGAACACTGGCGTCGAACGTAGGTTTATCTCGTTAACGAATTGGGGTCTCGTTATGGTATCAGGCTTCGATGACGCCAAATGAATTTCAACAGGATTGACTCCGTTCGGAGAAGACACCGAATTTCGTCAACACATCCGCTTCAACCGAGACCGTGTTGAGTGACCAGGACCGCATGCTCGCGCGACTCCTCCACGGCATGATCGGCATCTGCACAGAAGCGGGTGAACTACAGGACATGGTCTGGCCCACCGTGTGATGTGGGAACTGCGTCATGGACCTTTAGGGAACAAAAAGGCACTTCATACGTGTGACAATCCATGGTGTGTGAACCTTAAACACTTGTTCAAAGGTACCACTCGAGACAATTGTCTGGACATGCTTCGTAAGGGCCGAGGAAATCCGCCCCTCGGAGAACGTAGTGGAATGTCCAAGCTAACAGCACCGCAAGTAATCGCGATGCGTAAGACGCACGCCAATGGCGCGCTACACCGTGTGCTCGCGGTACGTTTTGGCGTCAGTCAAAAACAGGTGACGCTCATCGTTAACCGGAAACAGTGGAAACACATTTAATGCCTAAGCCGTTTCTCCGCGAACCGTTCTCAACACTCGCGAGTGACCTGATGGAGACGATGATCGCCGGTCTCCATGAGTGGCGCGCCGACCTCAACTATCCGCAAAGCCACTCGGACCTACGGGGCTGCATCGATGCCGTGCTGCGCAAGTTCGACGTCAAGCTGCGTCCCGTCCCGCTCGACCGAAGCGAGATTTGGGAGAAGCCCGAGACCTGTCCGGTCTGCAGGCTGCCCCTCGACCAAGGGCCGAGCGCGAGCCACGTGACACAGATCCAACGGTTCGATGAGACGCGGTCGACCTACGCCCACATGGGCTGTATCAACCGGACGGCGAAGACGCCATGACGGTCCGCGGCGCAAGCCGATGAACATCGAAACAATCTGGTGTTGGGGCTCTGCGCCTCTCGCCGAAGAAAGAGGGTGGTTCTGAAGTCGACAGCCACAGTCAAAGCCGCGTGTCTGGTGCCGTGCAAGCACTGTCCATGGCGTCTTGCCAATCAAAGCTCAAAACCCGACCCATATAAATTCTATACTCCCGCCAACTTGGCGCGGTTATGGAAAGGCTTGCGCAACGGAGCACGTATGTCGTGCCATCCAACGGACCCGCGAATGGCGGTGTTCTCGGGTTATGAGGCACTCGCCGAGCGAGACACGATCAACGAGTGTACAGGCGCTCTCGTAGTCGTGCAGCGCGAGTGGATGGTCTTCCAAGGGATGTGCGAAGCCGACCCCAAAGGCAAGACGCTGCAGCAGTACCGCAAGCTGCGTCCGAACGGCCTGATGCGTAGCAGCCTGATCGCTTTGATGGAACGCGCGGTGTTCGGTGGAAGCGTTCTAAACCCCGTCGCGATGTCGCGGCCAAACCTCGGCGACGTGAAAATCGGCTATCCAGTGATCGATCGCAAGTGAGCCGACGGTTTCAAGATCCGGATGGAGTCGTCCATATCGTCACTGAGGCTTGGGACATCGTGGGAGAACGGGTTCCTGTTGAATTCTCACTGCGCAAGGCTGTCGACGCTCCACGCTCAGTGTTGCCGTTGAACCTACGCTTCACATGCCGCGAACGCGGGCTCTGGATGCAAGACCCGTCAAACGGAACCCCAACCAAGGAGGTCGTCACATGTCTGTTTTGTCTGTCGCGCGGCCTCCCTGGTACATGAAACGTCACGACGGCGTTCACATCGTCCTGCGCTGGCTCAGCTGGTCCGGATTCGAACAAGACGTTCGGATCGACGCAAACGGCGTGGGACTCGACCCCAATCGCCAAGCGGAGCTTGCATGTGGTCGTCACGCCAAGCTGAACCCCGGCAGCCAAAATCGAATCACACCAGGTCCTCCAACCTGTACGGAGTGCCTCATTGTCGACGCGTTTGGGAAGGACTATCGATGCTCAACAAAGAAGAAGTGACCCAGAAGTTCGGAGACCAGGTCAGGCGTTCGCTCGACGTCGAGCGCATCAAGGGATTCGTGTTCCCCGACAAGTGCGACGTCGGCGTGCTGGTCCTCGGCTACACGGCTTACCAGTACCGCGTCAAAGCCCGTATGGATGATGTGGCGCTGGAAGCGACCATCGTGCTTGCCAACGAGGACAAGGACATCCTCAAAACCGTCGACGACCTCGTTGAAACGTGGCTCGTACGTAACGCGACCACCAAACCCACCCGACGCTGATGCCTCGCCAACCTCTCTGCTCGAACAGTAAGCATGTCTGGCGTGCAATCCGCGGCGACAAGTTCGAGAAGTGTGAGGTCTGCGGAACTTTCTTCCCATGCAAGGGCAAGAGATGTGGTCACTCGGATTGCGAGAGCGCACGCGAAATCGGTATCACTGCTTGGTACCTGGAATGGGAGCCTGTGAAAAATGATCCTAAGCGACAAGATGATCAAGGAGGCGATGGCGAAGGGTGACATCGTTATCGACCCGTTTGACCCAAGTGCACTTGGAAGCAACTCGTACGACGTGCACTTAGGGTCAACAATCCTGACGTACGCCACAGGCTATCCCGACATCAACGAAGGCCGCACGACGCCGAACCTGGTGCCCCGACTGCTCGACTGCAAAGTCGAGCATGAAACGCACGCATACGAAATCGGGACGGATGGAATCGTGCTGATTCCGGGCACGCTCTATCTCGGCTCGACGAGCGAGTACACCGAGAGCCTCAAGCACGTTCCCTTCCTCGACGGGAAAAGCAGTATCGGGCGGCTCGGAATCACGATCCACTGTACTGCGGGACGTGGCGATGTATTATACAAAGGTCATTGGACTCTTGAAATACATGTCGTCCAACCTGTCCGAGTCTACGCAGGCATGCCTATCGGGCAACTCATCTACTTTGAAACCGGGGCGCCGGAACAGGGTTACGACAGCAAACCGAACGCTAAATACCGCGACGGACGTGATCCAAGACCACAGGCTAGTCGCATGTGGATGAACTTTCACAAATAGAAAGACCAATGCGAAGTAACCGTGCAATCGATTTGAAGGGTCAAAAGTTCGGTCGGTTAACGGTGCTTCGTGACTCTGGGCAACGGACCAACGGGAAAATCATGTGGGTTTGTCGGTGTATTTGCGGGGACACTGTCAATGTGCGCTCGTCTCACTTGATAGGTGGTCAGATTCAGTCGTGCAAATGTTTGAATCGAGAACGCACGAGTGAAGTAAATACGACACACGGGAGATCAAGGGACCGTTTGTACGCGGTTTACAGAGCAATGCTTCAGCGGTGCTCTGACAAAACGTGCTCAAACTGGGAACGTTACGGTGGACGTGGAATACGGGTTTGCAAACGTTGGCAAGGTTTAGGCGGATTCGAACGTTTTATTAGTGATATGAAAGAACCGCCTACTGTCAATCATTCGATTGAACGCAAGAAGAACAAGTTGGACTATTCACCCTCCAACTGCGTCTGGGCGACGCGTTCGACGCAAGCTCGTAACAAACGAAACAACCGTTTCGTTTCCTACCAAGGACAAAGGAAGCTCCTCTTGGACTGGGCCGCCGTACTCAAACTGCCCTACAAAGAATTGCACCGTCGTATCGTTTCACGTGGGTGGCCTGTGGACCGGGCATTCACAACACCTGTACGAAAGATAAAATGAAGAGTCGGAATGCATACACACCACTCAAGGCGCTCCAGGCGCTGTACGACCTGGCGATGGACATGACGTTGTCGTACGACCCGGACCGTCTCAACGGACGTGACCCCAAAACAGCGACTGCCGTTGAAAAAGTCCGTCTCCACTACGGTCTCAAGGAGTTCAAAAAGAAGCCATGACCGCGTACGAACGCAAAATCATGGACGCCTACGAAGCAGTGTCCAAGAAGAACAACGGTAAAGGCGCAAGCGCCGCCGAGGTCGCCGAACACATGTCCAACAGCGGCACGATCTCAGAGCTGGACTCCGTCATCGACATCACAGATTGCATGATCGCGATGCGGGTCCGGGGATACTTCGGATGAAGCCGATGGTTGTTGTTCGCAAGCCTGTCGGTGTCGCCTGTGCTTCGAAAGGACGAACGGTTCGTGGCGGTGTTCCGCCCGCCAAAGGCGGCGGTGACTGCGGCGGCGTCATGAATCGCATTACCCTCTCCCGCCTAGAGGAAGGTCTTGGTCATGAAGGCTTCGAGTGCACGACGTGCCACCGCCGCGTCAAATACGTTGAACCTGTATGACTTCTACGAGCTAGCCAATAGGTGGTGCCCAAAGAAAGCGGCGTGACCTCACCTGCTCGAGACGAGTCAAAGTTGGGGCCCTGCACATGAGCTAGGCCACGCACTCATCGAGACACGCGACCGTTGGAACAAACCCGACTACGGCCACTGTCCGATCGCATTCTGTCATTGCCACAACCACCTGTGTGACACGTACGAAGTCGCAGCAATGCGCATCTCGAGCCGACTGCTCGCGGCGGCTGGGCACCCTCGCCTTGCACACCTGGAGTTCGAAGAGACTTCGGACATTGATCTCGTAGACCCAATTCATGAGGACCGTGCGACCGCGCTACTCCGAAGGAAGAAGTTATGGCCCGTTCCACGAACAAAAAGAACACTCGAAGCAGCGCTAAGGCACTGGCTCGGAAAGCCAAGAGGTCGACGCAGACCGTTACAACTGTGTCTGGGCGGGTCGGTGGCGCTGGGGATGTTCGCGAACATGTTGTTCAACCCAGGGGCCTTGTGACGTATCGCGAGCCGACCAAGGTTCCGTGCAACGACTGTCCGTTCCGCCGCAAGGCGATGCCGGGCTGGCTTGGGGCTGCCAATCCGCGGAGCTTCATCGTCAACATTTCAATAGAACAACCGTTACCGTGTCACCAGACGATGGACTACGCAGATCCGGACTGGAAGGAGAAGTGGGAAGCCCAGAAGACGGGCAACATCTGCGCAGGTGCCCTGATCATGTCTGCGAACATGAGCAAACTTCCCCGAGACCGAAATTTTCCGCGTATGAAGCCGGACAAGGTTTCCGTGTTCGGCACGCACCAGGAATTCATCGACTATCACGAGGGTGCGGAACTGCATTCGTGGGAAATGGGGGACGGATGACGCTCGTAGCAATCTGGCTAGGTGTTGGCGCAGCGATCGCCACAGGTGCCAAGAGGTACCTGGGGGCTTCCTGGCGTCGTGCAATCGGCGGCGGGGTTATCTGGCCGACATATCCTGCCTTGATCGGCATCTCCCGTTTCCGCTATACACGAAAGCAGAGGTCCTGCCGTGATTGAGTGGCTCCTGAAGAAGATCGTCGTTCGTCTGAACCACTGGACCATTGCAGATCCGGAGGGGCGTCCCTATCTGACGCGGTGGTACGTCTGGCCGTCCAGTCCACGGACCGCCGACGACGAGGTCACACCTAAGGCCCCGTTCGCCGTCTTCATCCACTTCTTCCATCGAAGCGACGAAGATCGAGATCAGCACAACCATCCGTGGGGTCGCTCCATCGCGCTCATTCTCAAGGGCGGGTACACCGAAGAGCGGGGGATGGACGTACGGACATTCAAGCCGGGTATGGTGAACATCATCCGGCAAAACGACTACCACCGCGTGGACCTGCTCAACCCTGCAAAGGGCAGCTGGAGCCTGTTCGTCGCGGGTACCAACGTCGGCAGCTGGGGCTTCAAGGACTCGAACACGGGAACTCACATCCCGTGGAAAGAGTACCTTGGCGGCAAGAACACAGTTTCGTGAATGCGATGGCACGCCGTCCTGGATCAGCGCGCGGAATTGACCTGCAAACACTGAAGCAGGCGAGCGCGTGTATCTCGAGGGCGATGGAACTGTTCATCAAGAACACGAAGACGGACGACGCTGAGGCTGTAGCGCAGGCGGAGCTTGCGTGGCGCTTCATGGACGAGTTCGTCGACAAACGCAGCGACAGCGACAGCTAACTACTCACGTAACGGGGCTCCATGTTGCGCCCTTGTATCCGTGAAATTTTAGAACGAACCCGTCGGGCGCGCCTCGCGCTAGATGCAGTGCTTGGCATCGTTCCAAGCCGAATTGAGAAATTCATGTCGAACACCAATGACAACGGTCTAGGCGTAAGCCTGACCGACGACGACCTCACGTTTCTACAACACGCACACGGCCTCGAGAGCGCTTTCAAGAAGCTGCAACAGGCCAAACAACTCATCGTGGAGGCGCGCAGAGAGATTGCGCAGGTGCTGGTCGGCGGGGAGTTGCCGACGAGCACTGCACGTAAGACGTCCAAAAAGGCGAAAGCCAAAGCGAAAGCCAAGCCGCCTGCGGTGAACTTCGCCGTCGACCTCCCGGAAGAACTGACGGAAGGTGAGCAGAGCGTGCTTGCGGCGCTGAAGAAACTGAAGACGGCGAAGACGGCGGAGTTGATCGCGAAGACAGGACAGACAACGTACATCGTCAAGCGCGCAGCACGTACGCTCAAGAAGCGCGGTCTGATCGGTCTCGAGGGACGGGGACCCGGCGCTCACTGGACGGCGGCGTGACATGAGGTTGCGCTATGTCGCGACCTGTCACTTCGGCAAGAGCGAGCTGACGAACTGGCTCGAGATCCTGGCAAAACATCCAGAGTTTGGGGTCGCGGGCAACAAGCTCGCGCTCAAGGCGAACGATGTCGTGCTGCTAGTGAGCAAGCAAGGCAACCAGCTCGTGTTCCTCCACGGTTTCAATGCATTCGAGGAACGTCGGGTCCTTCGGAGCACGCGGTTTCGTATCGAAGGCGGCGGGTCTTGGAATCCCTTGATGCTCGTCAACTACGCCAAGTCCGTCGGGCTCGAGATCTCGGGGCTGAAGACCTACGAGGACCACATCAACGAACTCCTGGCCGCACGAAAGAAGGGTTGAGCCATGTCGACAGAGTACAAGGTCACCCATACGCACTGAGTTCGTAACGGACAGTGGTACCTCGGCATCTACAACACGCTCTCCGATGCGCACGAGGTCGCGATGAGCTTGAACACCAAGAAGACGAAGCCCAAGGAGTATCGCCGGGACTTCGGCCCCGTGAACGACGCGGGGTTCGCGGTCGTTTGCGTCGTAATGTCCGTACGCAACGAGAACGACGAGACACTCGCGGAACTACTCGAGGACCGTGTTGAAGGAATGCGCGATGACGTCGCGCTCTGCAACTACGAGATGGCGCAACGAACGGAATCTCTGTGTCGCGTCTCCGACGGCTTCGTGAGCACGCACGGGGACTACCCGCTCACCATCGCGCAAGCATCGTTTGCTCGCGAGATCTGGGAGCTGAAGCTTCGCCAGGGGATCGCCCGGTCGAGCGCAGAAGCCGCCCAACGGGAACGGCTCCAAGTCGTCTGCGACGACGTCGACGAGATGCCGAACATGTCCCATGTCTGAAGAGACGGGACGTGTGGCCATCGGCATCTACGCTGTCATGGCGCGAGACCCGAGCGACGCCCTCGATATGATTCTCGAATGCGGGACGTCGAAGTCCTCGAGCTGCTCTACGCAATGCTCACAAACGAAGGCAGCGAAAAGACGGATCGTGAACTGAACGCGTTGATGGCGGGTCCGACGAAACGCCGGCTCGACGCGCTGAAAGGAACTAACGTTGCTGAAGAAAAAGAAGCCTGACGTTGAGTACGTCCACGTCATCGACAAGAAGACGCGAGAGTCCGTCCAGGCGGTCGGTCCGTGCACGGACGCGGCACGCACAGCACGTGGCATGGCGATCAACCTCAACCACGAAGACTACGAGCTGGCCATCAGCGAGGAAAAGACGTGGCCATGAAGCTCAACGAAGTCCTGGCGCAGGCACGCACACTGCCCAAGGTCGGCGATCACGAGATCGTCATCGGACCTGATGGACTTGGACACATGTTGGTCATTACGGCAGTGTACAATGTTGAGTGGAACGTCGCGCAAGGCGTTGCGTACCTCAACTTCATGTGCCCCTGCCGCGCGATCAACAGTGGCGACCCCGGCTCGCTTGAGGTCGCACCGTCAATCACGTGCCTGACCTGCATCCAGTGGTGACCTGCGGTTGGTGCGGCTCGCGTGATACAGACGCGGAGTACGTCGACAATGGCGTCGGCATGCAACAAGTGACTGCGGCCGTATGCCGCCACTGTGGTGCCGTCCAGATCAATCCGTACAACGAAGAAGAAGTCGTCGACCTCGAAGATCGGGAACGTGGTTGGTATGCGTCCGAGGAAACGGAAGACATCATCACGAAGGACCGCGAGCAGCAAACCGTCCGCGCGAGAGACTACAACAACGGCGAGAAGATGCTCGTCGAACACGAGGGTACTGTCCATCAAGCGTTCAAGTGCATCTCGTGGGCGGATCCGACGTTTCAATTCTCATGCGGAATCGAAACGGCTGTCGGACGACGACCGCAGGTCGAAGCCGTCACGTGCTTCGACTGCATCGCCTATTGGGCGAAAGGAAAACCATGACTGAGCTGCGTAAGAAGCCCGGCACCATGTGCGCCGAGGTTGTGATCGACGGTGTCGTCACCGGCGAAGTCGAATTCAAGAACTTCGAGCCTGTGAACCGGGGGACCGGGCCTGCATGGCGATGGCGAGACGCTCGCGGTGGATGGGGCGACGCCGCGGACCAGGACGACGCCGTTCGCATCGTCGAAGAACGGTGGCAAGGACGATGAAGATCGACCTAGAGAAGCTGAAAAAGGTCGCGGCAGTCAAACTTTTCGTCGAACCCGAGGACCGAAGCTATGTTGGAGAGTTTGACGACCCAACATGTGTGGAGTGGATTCGGGATCAGCTTGCTCGCGGCAACGAATGGGCGTGGTGCATTGTCAAAGTGTCGGCCACGTACAAAGGCATTACGTGCAGTGACTACCTCGGCGGATGTGCGTACGAGTCGAGGCAAAGCTTCATGGCGGGCGGCGGTTACTACGACGACATGGTGCACACGGCCCTGACGGAACTAGCCGGCGAACTCGAGGAGATCGTCAACGACCACGCGATCTGGGAGCACGACCCCGTCTACTGCTTCTGGTGCATCGCGGAGGCGGGTGCATGACGTGGAAAAAGCGTGAACCACAGACGTTCCGGGACCGAAAAGGCCTCGTTCACGTCTGCGGTGGGAGCTTTGGAGCCAACTCGCTCATGGTCTGCGAAGCCGATGACGTCGGCGGGTTTGACCTCAACATGCGGGACATGGAAGAAGTCTTTCACCAACCCGTGACCTGTCTTCAATGCCTCGCCGCTACCTAGACCCCGACGGGCTCGTGCACGATGCACAAGACCATGAGCTGGGTGTACGTGTGACCGCCTGCGAAAACTATGAGGGCGCTGGCGAAGTTTCCATCTGGTCGTCAGCGCAGCTCGAGCCAACCCGTCGGAAGATCACGACATGCTTGCAGTGTCTCGCAGCGCAATCTCGGTCGGCCGAACGACGTTCTGGTGGGTGAACAGCACCGACTCGATCAGCTCGATCAGCCACTGCTCAGCGTCATGTCCGCGTCCCGTGGAAGCGCAAAGCGCTGCCATCCAAGCCAGAGCCTTGGGGCACTGCTCAGCCGAGAACATGGAATAGAAGCAAAGGGGCTTCATGGCGGGCACGAGATTATTGGGTAAACGTCGCATCGGAGAGGGGATATCAACATGGTGCACGACACGCTTAACGCCGTCAACTACCTGTTGCGATCCCTCCGAGACCCGTAAGCCATGGCACGCCGTAAAACCCGGACATTCGACCGCTACTACATGGGCCAAGACGGCTTGAAGCACGTCATCTACAAGGATGCGATCTGGGCCGCGTGTGGGCAGTCGATCATCGGGGCCAAATACTTCGGCGGCGACAAAATCCTAACGTGCCTCTTGTGCATCGGGAACTTCAAGCATGGATAGGCCGGTACACAACATCACACTTTTCACCGACAACTACGGTGTCACACATTGGAAGTACGAGATGCGAGGCATCCTCCTCGTCTGCGGCAAAGAGCAATACCTCAACAGCTCGTTCAAGCCAGAACCTGGACAGTTCCCCATGTGCATCCAATGCATCGCGATGGTGGATCGCGAGCTAGATAAAGGCCCGTTGTAACGTGCTCATCAAGACAGATGACGGACTCGCGCACGTACAGTTCCGGCCCGAGGATGAAGATCACTGGGGCAAGACGGTGTGCGAAATTCTGTTCACTATAGACCCTGACATCATCGAAGCGTTCTCACACAACGGTGGAACGATCGACGAAGTCTGTTTCGTTGTAACAACACCTCCACCAACCACATGTTTCGCGTGTCTGGCAAGGAGCGCAGAACCATGAAGACAACCTATAAGGTTAAACGTGGGTACGTCTGGCACGTCATCCACGAGACCAAGACGCAGAAGGCCGCCGGCCCTGTTTGGACTTTGTGCGGTTCGTACTACGACACAGGTGAACGCAGTGACAAGACGCCAACGTGTCCGGGTTGTTTGAAGATGGACAACCCGCTCACGATGTCCTCGCGTGCACTGTTGTGGCTAGAAACGAATGCACGAGGGGAAACATTCTCATTGAGTCGAGGAGCCCTCGAACGATTGGTCAAATCTGATTACGTTGACCACGAACGTACGCTGACACGCAGGGGAAAGCTCATCGTCCAAGACTTTCGGGCAGGGGCCGTCCCAATGGCTGACGTAGCCGGGATCGTCCATGCGCGGAAGCCTCTTGACCTCTACCCTCTTTGTGAACGCAACGGACGCCTACTTTACGTCAACGAGATGACCACCGAGCGGTACGCCAAGCTTCAGTTGGTCCGCGACCAAGTCATGATCACGTGTCTGCAGTGCCTCGCTAAGGAAGACCTGCGTGACTACGTACACTGATCATGAAGGCGTAGTTCACGTTGTTACGAAACGGTTCCCCGACTGGACGTGTTGCAACAAGCGGATGGATGGCGTACCCGAGCAAGGGTCTGCGCGCTTCCCTACCTGTTTCTGGTGCGTTATTAGTCGATTGTGGAAACCTTGGTGACATGTACGGATACAGGAGGTCTCGTCCACTACGTAAGCAACGAGTGGTGCGAGTGGATCCGTACCTGGCAAGACGAGGCGCCTGTCGTCATCGACCTCGAACCAAAGCTCGTGACGTGTCTTGCATGCATCGCCCGTGAAAACGCGACGTCGGCCGTTCCTAAGCTTGCGCCATAGACATGACATAAGAATGTGTACGGACCCCGCGGCCTGGTTGAAATTCTTTCAACGAGGTTCGCCAATGTTATTTCAATGGAGCAACGGCAATGGCAAAGAACACTCTCGGAATCATCGTCCCTGACATTCAGACCACGGAACTGGAGGTCGACATTGTCGGCCGCACCAGCCTGCTCGTGAAGCGCTTCGACGAGAAGACGCAGGACGACATCGCACGCAAGCAGGGCGGCAACGCCTCGCGCACCAAGGCACCGCGCGTGCCTGAGGAAGAGTGCGAGCGCGCGCGCATCAAGAACACCAAGGGCGAGGATTGCGTCAAGGCGATCTGGTTCAAGAAGGGCATGGCCGCAATGGGCGGCTACTTCCAGATCCCACGTGGCAACGTCGAACAGGGCGTCTACGTGGTCGGCGACCTCATCCCGATCAAGTTCACGGGCAAGAAGCCGATCATGAACACGGCACGTGTCCGTGTCGGTCAAGGCGGCATGGCGAAGACCTCGTTGGCCTATCGCCCCGAGTTCCCGGGCTGGAGCTGCAAGCTCCGCATCGGCTTCGACGCCTCCGTCCTGACACCGCACCAGGTGGTCACGCTGCTCGCGCATGCCGGTGCCAAGAACGGCGTCGGTGAGTGGCGCCCGCAGAAGGGCGGTGACTACGGTCGGTTCGACGTGTTCCCGGCAGGTGCCAGCAAGAAGATCATCGAGCAGGCCCGCGCAGCTGCTCAGATCGCTGCAAAGGAAACGATGGCAGCGCAGGCCGCCAAGGACGACGCCAAGGTGGCACGTGGTCGGGCCAAGGCTGCGAAGGATGGCATCGAGGTCGTGGATGCGCCGAAGAAGAAGCTGGGTCGCCCGAAGAAGGTGGTCGAGGCTTCGGCTCTCGATGATGCGCCGCCGATGAAGCGCAAGCCGGGGCGCCCCAAGAAGAGCGAGAGCAACGGTGTGACCGTGGCCAACAAGGTGCTGAAGCGTCCGCCCGGTCGTCCGCCGGGTCGCCCGAAGTTGGAGAAGTTGGACGGGAGCTTCAAAGACCTGGTCGCGAACGCGACGCCCGAGCAGATCGCAAAGATGCGCAAGAACTTCGGGTTGTGATTGTTGACCAAGGAGAAATGAATGACGGCAGGAAAACCAGGCGTGAAGATGACCTTTCGCGTCGCGCCCGGCTCTCGGGTACGCGAATCGGATGCTCCGGTGCTCGGCCAGATCTTCGAGCAGCTCAAGAAGACCGGACTGTTGACGGCAGAGCGTGTGCTCAATGAGGCGAGCAAAACCGGCTCGCCGATGTACCGCTACTTCGAATGGGACGATCACAAAGCAGCCCATCAGTTTCGGCTGACGCAGGCGCGTGCTCTGCTCCGTTCCATCGAGGTGGTGCTCGAGGACGCCAAGGGCAAGAAGGTCCCGATGAAAATGTACTTCAACGTACGGGACTCGGAAAACCATCGCAGCTACGAGGCCGCAACGTTCGTGTTCGACACGCCGGACCTGGCCGACCAGGTCATCGAGCAGGCGCTCGCGCAGCTCGAGGCGTGGAAGGCGCGGCACGCGAAGTACGGGTGGGCCAAGGCTGCGATGCCTTGGCATCGTGGCTGCGATGCGTGCGGTCAAGGCTTCGGTGAAGAAGGCCAAGACGAAGAAGAAGTAGCCAGCGGCTTTACGCTTCGTTGCCTCGACAGCAACGCGGCGTGAGGGTGAGTGGCTGCAGAGGGAACGTCTAGGCTGGTTCGATCTTCACCGGACGTCATTGGATAGGCGGCGTGGGGTTGGTTCTGAAGGGTGAGGAAACGATCGCATCGGAGAGCAATGGATTCGATTTGCGGGTTGTTTTTTGAGTGAGTGGCGGCAGGGGAGGCGACCGGACCTGATGGGTCAGGACCGTGTTGGATCTTAATGGAGATGCTGCATCGGATTGTGGATGTAAGGAGTCGAAGGGCGCGATTGCGAGGGCGGCAGTGGAGCGTGGATGAGGTGTAAGGGTGCGACGTCAACTGCGTGGAGTGGATAGGCTGTATAGGTTGCGTGAGGAAGAGCGAGCAGTGGTGCCGGGCGGACTTGCCGCATTGCGACAGGACGTCATGGGATATGAAGTGGACGCATTGGAACGGCAGCACCGGAAATGACCTGATAGGTAGTGAAAGTTGAGGGATGGAAAGGCAGCATTGGGGCGGGTGCGCGAAGCGTACTATGGACTAGGTGCGATGCGCGTGGAGAGGGCGGGGCGGCAACGGACCGGCGGCAGTGGACAACGTAGGACTTGTCTCGCGTGGAGCACATCGGAAAGGCTGCAAAGGAAATGTCGGGTGATGGTTGGCACTGTGACGAGTGGAGAAGCTGCAGAGGCGGCGAGGTCACAGGTGGGGCACGGAGGCGTGGGGAAAGTAGGCGGTTAGGAATGGCTGCATAGGAAGCGTGAGGCGTCGAGTGGTCCGCAAGATAAAGGAACGGCGGCATTGGAGCGGAGCGGCCTACGGTAGGCGTCGAAGGAAAGCACTGGAGATGTAGGGCCGCATAGGCGTGCACGGGTGATGTTAGGGCTACGATACAGGGGGACAGCTGCAGGGGAAACTCGGGGCATTCAATGCTTCGGAGAGCAATGGTATGGCTGCACCGGAACGGGCCGTGAAGGCTTGGCTCTGATGGGAGCACACCGCACCGGAATGGCTGCAATGGGTTTGGGGTGATTGGATGGGTGTTAAACGGGAAACAATGGCGGTAACGCCAAAGGAATGGTCATGCATGGTGGCGGGGATGACTGGAAACGCGGTGATAGAACGGACGACGGAGGTGAGGACGTGCATGCGAATGACTGGATATGCTGCATTGGAAACGCTGTGAGCGGATTGGTCTAGTGATCACTGGAGGGGCTATACTGGAGGCGTCGCAGGAATGCGGCGCCTTCTTTTTTCGACACGGAGGCCGATGGTCATTCGATGGATCGATTCAACCGGCATCGCACATCACGCGGTACCTGATAGCAAACGGCTCAAAAGTCGCGTGGTGTCTCTCGGAGTACGCGCTCTACCTGAACCAATGCCACGCGGACGATGACGCGCCCGAGGCCACCTGCTTCTGGTGCATCGCGGAACATCGGCGAAAAGGGCGGCCGTGAAAAACCCGCGCGTTCTCGACCCTAACAAGAAGCGTCGCTACTTCGAGCGCGATGGGCTCGTGCACGTTGTCACGGACTGGGAATCGTTTGGCAAGGCCACGGTTGTGTACCTGCCGTGTGAACCCGTCTACGTCGTAACGATTTCTCCGCGTAGTTTTGCGAAGACGAAAGAACCCCGTGTTCCGACGTGCTTCGTGTGTGCGCTCGCTTGAAAGGTTTACATGATAAACATCGTCATGCAGTGGCTCGGGTTTCTGACCCGCGTCAAGGCTCACACGCGGCTCCACGGAGTCGTCAAGGTCACCCGCTACTGGAGGAAGCCATAATGAACAGAGACGCAACGCTCACGCTAACCAAGAAAGACAAGCGCGCTGCGAAGAAGGCGACGCTCGGAACTCAAGGCATGATGCAAGCGGACGGCACTGCTTGAATCATCTTGACGGTAGTGCGGTCGCACTACGGAAAAGATACACAGATGGACGGTGAGATGATGTACTGGGCAGCCAACGCCGTTGCCACATGGCTCGGTATGGACGGTGGCTGGATCGATATCGTAGCGATGCAATGTCCTGAGAACATGGCGACGTTTAGGAAGATGCTGAAGAAGGCAACATGAAAACCATCGAAGTCACTGTGCGATTAGAAATGCGTTTGACGAAGGCGTTAACGGACGCTGAGTTCGCCAACCTCGAGAACGGGATGGACATCGAGAACTTCGTCGACGAGAGCAACGTGTACCGCCGTCTATCTTCGGAAGGTGAATGCGAGATGGAGTGGGACGTCGTTGGTCCCGTGAAGACGAAGGCCAAGCCCAAGAGGAAGAAGAAGTAGTCATGGGCATGTTCGATACCGTCAACGTGCCGTGTCCGACGTGTCAAACCGTCGCGGGCTTTCAGTCCAAGAGCGGCGACTGCTTGCTCATGGAGTACACACTCGAGGAGGCGCCGTCGGACGTCCTGACGGACGTCAACCGACACGGTCCAGTAACATGTGAGAAGTGCGGTACGCGGTACGGCGTCAAGCTAACCGTAACAACAGTGGTGGTTGTCTGGACTTCGGAGGACGAAGATGACACCTAAGAAAAAGAAGACGACGCGCAAGCGTCAATACGTATCGATCCCACAGGGAGAGGGGCACTACGATCGCGTTGAAGTAAAGTGCAAGGCACGTCGTGCCATCCATGACGGAACGCCGCCATGTATCTGTGTGCCAGCGAAGAAGCCGAAGCGCGAGAGCTACAAGAGCGCGAACGCGGCGAACAAGGCAAAGCGAAAGGCGCCGACCGAGCCCCGCACGCCCGACCACGAGCAATGCGATCTATGTGGATTGTGGTGCGTGGACGTTGCTGAAATCAGTCGTCCCCATGCGGCCACATACCCACGGAATCCGGACAACCATGGAACGACGCAGAAATCGCCTCCGTGGCTCTACAACGCCGTGACTGGGCTGCCGTGGGAACACGTGCACGAGTCAACAGGCACATCTCGCTGCAACGCGTGCATCGTCGATGACAGTGCACCGCGCGAGGGCGGGCTGCCTTGGATGGAATTCACCCAAGAGCTGATTTCCAAGCTCGGCTACTTGCCACGCTACCCTGGACTCACCGATGAAGAGCATCTGCGTGAGTTGATCGGGCCGGACTGGGCGGCAGACGCCAAGCAGAAGTGGGTCGTCAACTGGACGGTCGATGGTTGGCTTGCATATAGGCCGCACCTGAAAGCGAAGCCGCGCGAGAGAACACTACTCGCAGGTAGCGAATGTCCACAGGGCAAACGTTGGTCAGTGAACGTCAACGAGCGTGGTGTTCATTTCAACGTCGACCACCAGGGCTTCATGCTCGCGGACAACTACGATCCCGAGGATGGATGGACCAAGCAGGCGTACTACAAATGGTACGCAAACCAGCTGACCAACGCGTTTCGTCGCCTACTGGGTGAATTCTGATCGGCGACATCGTCACGCTCGACGGCGCAAAGTTCCCGGTACTGCACCTGAAGTGCTCCAAGGGACTCATCCACGCAGCGTTGCGTGTCGGCAGTGACCGTATGTACGCGCCCCAACACGACGACGGCGTGGTGCGAGACGCTGAGGTGACAGACGAGCCCGTGCTCACCTGCTTCACGTGCGTCGGGTTCACGTTCGTCGATTCGCCGTCACGGGATCTCTTCGATGACGTTGACGAAGACGGCACTAGCTATCAAGACGATGACGACTAGTGCCGTGCGTGTTTTTCGGATTCGCGAATCGACTCCTTCACATGCTCGACAGCCTCCAGCACGCCCGTAACAGCCTTCTTGCGAGGGGAGTCACCTGCGGGCTTGGTGGGCGCCTGCGCCCCGTCCGCCTCGAGCAGCTGTGCGACTGTGACACCGCGCTCCTGCGCGATGTGCTCGAGACGCAGCCGGTCCATCTTGGCCATGTTCGCCTCGGCCTCGGCACGGAACGGGTTTTCTGCAACATCCGGAGTGGTCTCGGGACCTTGTGTGGAGACGGCTTCAGATGTGGGCGTAGTTCGTTTCGACATACCTGTAAGGAATGCAATGACGGAACCAAAACGTGACGAAATGACGCTACGCGAATTCATCTACGAACGCATCGATGCAATGGGCACGCGGCCCGCGATGTACGCCCGCAGCAAGGAATCGCTGGGCCTACAGCTCGCACTGCTCGCCGAGATCGCGCTGTTCGACGTACCTGAAAAGCGGACGTCCCACACAGGGCTGGGACCCGTCGTCGAACTGATGCGGCGGTTGTTTGGACCTGGCAACACCATCCCCGATGAAGACGCCGACGACGCGTGGGCCAAACGCAGTGCCGTCATCACACGCACGTTTCTCGAGGAGCAGCTTGTCGGCGTCGGTCCTGGTTAGGGACCGCAACCACGTCGTTCACATCGCAATCGTCGATCCCATGCAGCCATGGAACTACGACGTTTTGTGCAACGCGCCCAAGGTCTTTCTTCAGACCGTGAATGAGAAAGGGTTTCCAACGTGCCTGACGTGTCTAGGGAACCGCCCGGGGCGGATGTTCGACCTGTGACCGACGTCCACTACCGAAGCATCCGCAGTCTCGAGCGCAAGGACGGACTGGTCCATATCGCCTCTCAGACCGAGCACGAACATCTAGGCAGCACGGTCTACGTCGAATGCGCCGGCGAAGACACGATTCTCGCGTGGCGCTGGTGCGCTGATGCAGTTCCCACGTGCTTCGAGTGCATCGCGAAAAGAAACCCATGACACTCTTCGACCGCAAAAATAACCTTGTGCACGTCGTGCGAGAGCACGTGGACCGTGGCTACAACGGTATGTTGTTCTACTTCCTGTGTGGCGGCGATTGCCATGGCGAGAAGTGGGTCAGACCGAAACCGCCCTACATGCTTGCAACGTGCCTGCAATGCGTGGCTCGCGATGGGTGAACCAAACTACACCCTCGTGCACGCGCGCGTCATCGATGTAAACGGTATCGTCCATGTACTGTGGAAGTATGAAATCATAGATGACGCTGTGTGGTATCGCCTGTGTTTGGACTTTGGTCCTGAGATCGCTACGAAGCCCCTCGACTTACCGCCCGACACGCCTGTGACGTGTTTGTGGTGTCTCTCGGTTGTGAATCCACCATGAACGAAACCAACCTCGTCATCAACTTCAACAGAATCGACACGCAGCGCGGGTCCAGTGGAGACCTCGACTACTGCCTCCACGAGCTGGCGCACTACGTCGTGCTGTTTCGAAAGCCGCCATGCAAACGCAAGGATGACATCGAGGACATGAACATGTGCCTCGAAACCATGACCTGCGGCCGAGCGCAACTTCACGAGCTGCGGGTCATCCGTCTACAGTTCGACGTCCTGAAGATCCCGCTCGTGCCCCTCATCAACAGTGTGTGGTGGGGCATCGAAGATGCTGGCTACCAATCTGAAGGTCAGCAAAAGAGCATCGTGACGTCGAAGGCAATGGCCCTGCGCCGCATCAAGGCCATCACTGTCTCGCCGCGTCTGATGCGTGCGTACAGCCGCACCATCGAACGTTTCTCCGCGTGATGTCTACGTCGGTTGGTCGAGCCAAAACTGTTCCGGCTTCTCGAGCAACTTGCGCATCATCTCGAGGTTGAACGGCTTCACGAAGAACTGTTTGCACCCTGCTTCCATTGCTCGTTCACGGTGTCCTCCCGTCGTCCAACCAGACATCGCGACGATGTGCGGAGGTTTGGGCATCGCAAACAACAACCGAGCGACCTCATCACCGCGAATGTCGGGTAGGCCTATATCGAGAATGACGAGGTCCGGTTGGAACTCGTGCGCGTATTTGATGGCATCGCGTCCCGTGAACGCAGGGCGCGTGATATGGCCAAGGAGTGAGGCGAGCTGACAGATGAGTTCAGCAGTGTCGGGATAATCATCCACGACGAGAATTCGCATAATATCGTCCTCTGTAGGCGCAGGCGGAATTGCTGTCGGTCGATCGAACGCAAGCCACGCGATCAGCTCGACGAGCTGCTCCTCCGCTGCGGGAATGTTCTTGTTCGCGAGCTGAAGCCCTGCAAGAAGCGACATGGCACGCGGTTCCGGGTTCAGGTGAGTGCTGTCTGCCATTAGGACGACTGTGCAGATCCCTCTTTAGGACTGCAAGGGTCTTGACAATCTTGTTTATGGGGTAAACCAACCGAGCGCCGGCGTCTCGCGCTTTCTACGTATGTGTCAAATTTGCACGATGCCGACGACCGTGTGCTTATTTCATAAACATCTAGGGGATACCCTACAAACCAGTGTGAAAGGTACACTATGACCCTGAGCGGTTACGCACAGTGGGTTGACGACAACAGTCTCGTCCACCTCGGCCCTGACGACGTTACGTGGGATACGTACACCATATGCTCGACGTCAGGCTACGCGCTTCGGACCCGCTCCATGTTCAAGCTGGTCGGGGCTAACGTCGTCCTCACATGTCTGCAGTGCATCGCCAAGGTAGACGCGCTGTGACCACAGAACTTTTCTGGATCGACGGTGATGGTCTCGTGCACATCTTGCTCGGGGGTTCATTTGTGATGGCGTGCACGGGTCACTACCGACCGCCACCCGACCGCGTGATCATCGCGGTTCCGACGTGTCTGTGGTGCATTGCGGACTCGTTCGACCGTTTCGATTCAGGTCTCATTCGTAAGGATGGCGAACCGGGGATCATCAAGTGGTGACGTGGCGCGATCACGAGGACATCGTCCACATCGTGGAGACGATGCTGGTTATAGGGCGCAACCCGTCCGTCGTGTGGCCCATCTGCTACTCGAAGCGCCACCCCAAGGAAGGTGAGGCCTTGAGCAAAGACATGCCGACATGTCTGTGGTGCATTGCGACGCGGATGCGACGGCCATGAAGCAACAGTGGCGAAGCTCCGACGGGCTCGTGCACATCATGAAGATGAAAGCATTCGGCCCACGTCCGGTGTGTTACGGGCCCTACGCACCGGATAGAGACACGCAGCTCATCCGCGATGCACCGACGTGCCTCGCACGTATCTACTACGACACGTTCTTCAAAGTGCCATTGTCATGAAAGTTCAACCTGTACTTCTTATCGATGAAGGCCTCGTTCACCTCGTGAACCTTTGGGGCAACACGTGGTGGACCTTGTGCAACATCGACATCGGGGATTGCGATGAACCCATTCACCGACGGTTCCAGACGATAGAGGAACGAACGGTGACGTGCCTGCGGTGCATGGCCGCGTGGGTGTGATGATCGATGATCCGCGGAGCGGACCAACGTTCCATCGGGGAAGGAGATGTTTATGGTCCTCGTGTCTGAAGACTTGATGAAGTGGGACAACGAGAGCCTCCTTCGAGGCTTCGAACAACGAACTGAGCTGTACAACACGATGGTGGGCTCGCTCTATCCGCCCATCGTGCATGCCGAGATGGAGGCGATCGGAGCCGAGTGCATCCGTCGCACGGAGTACCATCCGAATTGGTGGCGTGAGAAGGGCATCGTTCCGTCGTCGTGGACGGACGAGCAGGGCGTTACACATTCATGGACAGTGTTCCATGCGGTGCAGAATCGAAAGGCCGATGATCCTGTTCGCGTGGTCACGTGTTTCGAATGTCTAGCGAGATGACGGTAACGTGGAGTATCAGCTTCAACCTGAGGCGTGACATCGCAGGCGTCATCCACTACGAGATAGAGGTGCGAGGTCGTAGTGACCCGAACCAGTGGACGCCGATGTGCGAGCCCAACACGGACTGGTTGAACCTGCTCGACCAAGTGGACCTTGGGGAGACGCCGACGTGTTTGTGGTGCCTTGCCGAAGCGAGGAAGCAATGAAGCGGGCGGTTAGGACAGGTCAGGTTCTACGCCTGAATCTGAAGGGTTCCATTCAGGTAGTTATTCCAGCTCGTGTAGGTAGTGTTGATAGCAACGTACGCAGCATTTGCGTCCATTCCACGTAACCTTGGCGAATCCGCCGTTGCACGTACATATTACAGGGTCGGGGCGATACATTCTGGCGCGTGGTTTGGTACGTACCTTGCCTCGCGTCTTAACTATTGATGACTGAGGCGCCTTCCACTGTACCTTGTTGCCCGCCTCGTTAAACATCGCAGCGGCATCCCATCCATCCGTCAGATAGCGGTCTCCGTCGTAACAATCGGACGTACGACAACGCCATGACTGTGTTGTATTTCCGAATGTGGCCTGCTTACAGTTCGAACAACAATAGTAAAACGCGTCGTCCCATATAAACTCAGCAGAGACTGGCGTATCGAAAGCGTCATAATGGACGTGTCGATCACTGCATACGCCGAGCTTGTTGTCTAGAACAGGCCCTTGGATGACGCGGGCACCCACGATGATCGATTCCTTCCGCCATCCAGCAGTTGCAATCTTTCTCTGTGCTGCCGTGACAGCTTCTTGCTCCTCGAACGAAGAGTCCCACATCAAGGGCTTCACCTCGACAAGCAGTGGAGACTTGAACGAGAGAATGAAGTCAGGAATGTAACCCTTGAGGTCGAGAGGCTCGTACGACCACGGCCACTTGCAGAGATCAAAGAATGCGGCCCAACGCGCCTCGAGTCGCGAGCGGAATCGGACACCGTTGTATGTGGTGGGGATGGCATGGTCGCTCATCCTCTGAGGCTTACACGATAAACACGCGCGCTGCAACGGCGTACAAGACGTACGACGTGCTGTTCATGGTGCTCAAGCCGTCCATGTTAGTAGCATCCAGTCCCGTTTAGACGGTCGGACACCCACAAACCTATTTTTGTAGGAGCGCAATCGACATGCCATCCACCAAGGATGCTGGTCCAAACAAGACAGCCGTACTGAGTGTTGAGCTGCCGTACACGCTGCGTATTAAGCTCGACATGCTTCGCATGATGCACAGGAAAGAACGCGGGGAACGCGCGACGCTACGCGCGATTTTCGAAGCGGCGCTCAAACAATTTCTTGTTCAAGAACGCGCACGCCTTCACACCGAAAGCCCTGCCATACTGGCTAGGCTCGAGAATCAGTTCGGCCGTCTCGACGAGTTGAGCTAGGCGAAAAACTCGACCTTGTCGGGTCCGAACTCGTTGGGCTTCTCGAAGCGTGCGACGTACGTGTAGCCCGGCAGCACGAGGATCGGGTTCATCCACTTGCCGTGCGTGTCCGTCGTCGTGATGCCGATCGGATTCGCGAGGTTGCCGATGTCGTACTCGCTCTTCAAGTAGAGCCGTACCTGCGCACCGACGATCGGCGAGCCGCCCGGCGTCATGTACGTCATGTCGTTGGACAGTGGGTAGTCGGCCGTGATCGTCACCGTGCTCGCGAACGGTGCGGGCGGCACGACAGCAGCGCCGCCGAGGTTCAGGTCGAGCAGGTCCCACTCGATGACGGGAAGCACGTCGCCCGTCGTGAGCGTGACCATCACCTGGTAGTAGTAGAGCTTGAGCGCGAGCGTCGGGGTGTCGGTCGCGAGGAACGTCAGGTCGAGCACGGGCACGCCGACCTGGAACGCGAGGTTCGTCGGATTGAGCGCGGTCGTGTAGCGCAGGATGTTGACGACATCCTCGGGCGCCTCGCGCATCAGGAACTCGGCCGTTGCACCGACAAGACGGCTGACTGCGATGGGCTCGCCGGTCTCGTCGACGAGGTCAACGCTCAGTTTTTTGGTCGTGCCGCGGATGAGGGAGATACGGTTGGACATCAGCATCGCTCCTTGATCGTTCCGATGATTCGTTGCGTGCGGACGACGCCCGCGAGCCGTGTTTCGTCGGGGCTTCGGACGGCACCTTGCAACGCACGCGTGCGCACGACGCCCGAGAGACGTTCGACCACAGGCTCTCGAGCAACGCCGGTGAGCGTCGCCCCCGTCACCACGACGCCCGTGAGCTGCTGGATGGGCGATGGCGGCGACACCACACGGTCCCAGAAGAACAGCTGCACGACGTCGTCGGTGAGTGGTGCAACGTCGACCGTGATCTCGCCGGAGTCGGGGTTGGACTCGACGTAGCCGTAGTCGCTGTCCGAGCCCAGGCGGTTGTGGATGCGGCCGTTGAGGATGTACGCGGTCGAGCCCAGCACGTAGGGCACGCCGGTGCTGAACACACGGTTGGAACCGTCGATCAGCCCCTGCATCAACATGATGCGCGTGTTGGCCATGACCTAAGTGTAGGTCGTCGCCACGAAGAAACCGACGACATCGTCCATACGAGGCGCTTCGGTGAAACGAACCTGCGTGCTCGAGAGGATGGTGTAGCCCTCGGACAAGGCGCGGCCGTTGAGCGTCACCGTCGGTCCTTGCGGGCCCCAGGGAAGGGGGCACGTGAACACCGAGATGGCGCCGTTGCTCGTCTCGATGGAGAGGACGTGCGTCATGACGACGTCTCGGTGTCGCCTTGGGCCTTGGCGAGCATGGCGCGGTCGAGCGTCTTGGCCAGGCTTGCCTTGGCGACGTCTAAGATCTGCGCGACCTGAGTGCCTTGGACGCACGGGCGAACAGCCAGGATGATGTGGCGCTCGCGCGAGCCGTTGTCATCGGCGATCCACAAGGCGTCGCCCGGAAGTGCAGGGAGCATGTCGGCGTCGATGACGGCGACCAGCTCCTTGGTGACCTTCTGGTTGGTCAACGCCGTGATTCGCTCGATGATGATCTTCATCGAAGATCAGTCGTTGTCTTTGTTGGACAACGCCACTGTGGTGGGATTCGAGCCATTGTAGGCGAGGTCCGTGCTCGTGCAGAAGTCCGTGAGGGTGTAATAGACGATGTTGCCGTCATGGAGCATGTCGTCGACGCCTGTCACGACGATGTTCTGGTACCCGTAGTTCGTGGGGGTGAACACCGCCGACGAGACGGCGGTGATGGTTGCTGTGATGAGGATGGCAGTGAGCAGTAGCTTCATATACATCTCCTTGGGAGAACCCTACACTAGGTCGGACCTATAGTTCAGCGCTTGCCTTGTAATGTACAGCGACAGACGCTCCTACGTCCCAGGTACTCAGTCCGGTGAACGTTATGTCTGCCCCTTGCTCGGACGCATTCGCGAACGACGACGCGCTCGCATCCGTGATGTTGACGGTGTTGCGCACGAACGCGTTGGCGGCGAGCGGGTTGTAGAGCGTGATTGTGGGTGCGCGGTGCATCTGGACAGGGAATCGTACGGGCAGAACCTGGTCGGCAGCAGCACCCGCGGCGTTCGCGTGCCCGCGAAGAGCGCCTGCGAGCCCTGCGTTCTGTCTTGGGTTATCGTTGAAGCTGCTACATACGAACCGCTGGCTGCGTACACGCTCAAGCGCAGGTGACAGGCACGTCCACTCTTTGACGGACTCACCGACGGTGAGCTGTGGTTGTGATAGGACAAGACCCATGCCGCCAAACCCGCCCGTCGTCACATTGTGTGTCCATACCACGAAGATTAGGTTCTGAGCGTCAGAAGGGATTTGCCACAGTCCACCGAGCCTCCTACCGAACGGGTACGTCGCGATGGTTGATTCGAAGTCGGCAAAAAAGGGCAGTTTGGTGGCGCCGGGGTCGTTGGAGAAGAGCGAGTACTGGTCTGCACCAGCGCCATCTATACCGTAGGTCAAAGGTGGAATGAGGGAGAGCCCGGTTCCAAACGTCGGGATAACACCTGCCGTGGAGTTCGTCGTGAACGTCGTTGGAATCGTGTCGTCCGTCCCGCCTGATAACTTCAACAGGCCGAGTCGAATCACCGAGTTGTTAAACCTCGCGTTCGCGATCCAAAAACTCGGGCAGGTCACCTTTGCCTGCAGCCTTACAACCTTGCCTCGCAATGTTGCAACGTCGGAGGCTTCGATCACCTGTGACCACATCCATCGACCTGCGAAGTCGACACCGTCCCACTGTCTTACGACTGCTGAATAGTACGGGTTTCTGTAGTATTGCCCGTTTGTGACAGCTGACACGCGGGTCACCGCGTTATTACCTGTAGTCGACCCCATGTTAAGAGCCCAACCGTCAAACGCCATGATCCGCGTGCCCGCAGGGATGAATATTTGGGGCAAGCCGGTAACGCCCAACCGTTGATGTTGGGTAGACCAGAACCCAGCGTTGCGAAGATAGTTGTACGTGCTGTCACGGTTCAGTGTGTAGCGAGCACCGCTGTCTTCCTGTGCGAACGGGATGATGGTCGGAGGCTCCGTCAATCCGTTGAGGTCGGTCGTCCCACGGTTGCGCTCGACGTAGCGGTGCGTCTTGCCAGCAACCGGCATTGGTGCGTACCGCGCTCGCTGGCGCATTTAGATCTCCGCGTCGGCCGTGAAGTGAAACGCAACCGACTGCGCGATGGTCCACGCCGCGATGCCGGTGAAGAACGCGTCGAACCCCTGGTCACCAGACGTTCCGCCCAGGGCGAGCGCGGTCGCGTTGGTTGCTGCTGTTGTGTTGCGTGCGAAAGCGTTGGCCGCCGACGGGTTGTAGAACACGAAGGTAGTCGGAGCTGCGCGCATTGGCACGGGGAACCGCACACCGACAGGCTGGTTGGCGGTCGCGCCCGCAACGCTCACGTAACCGCGAACGGCGCCGACAAGACCTACGTTTTGCGCAGGCAGCACGTCGATGTTGAAGCTCTTGCAGTAGAAGCGCTGCACCTTCACGAGTTCCTGTGAGATCGAGTTGGGCGCCCAGTCTTGGGTCGCCTGGCCATCCGTCAGGGACACTTCCGAAATCGAGATACCGTTGTTGAGGGTGAGCTGGCTGTCACTGAAGACCAGGATGACGATGTTGCGTGCGCTGGTTGGAATGTCGAACACACCACCAAACCGACCCCACACAGCACTCGTCACCGTGCAGTCGATCGCGTTGCCGCGCACCGTGCCGCCGTCTGCGTTGACGCCTGCCTTCGGCGTGATATAGGCGAGGTTGGTTCCCAGGGTCGGGTCGGTGGCGTTGGCTCCGAACGCCGTGACGAACGTCGCCGGCATGCCTGTGTCGGGTGATCCCGTCGTCAGGAACGCGACCGCCAACCGCACCGTGATGTTCGAGGTCACGGCCTTGATCTTGGCCTGGATACGAAACGTGCTGCCGCGTAGGTTCGCGGTATCGAAGCCTTCGACGACTTGCGAGATGACGAGCTTTCCCGTGCTAGTGATTTTGGTAAACTGTCCGTAGTACCGCGCGTAGAGATTCGTCTCCGGCGACGTCATCGTATCGACGCGGAGGTACTGCACGCTCGCGTTCTCGTTGGTGATCCCCCAGCCGTCTGCTGCGATCGCGCGACCCGTCAAGTTCGAGTACGTCGTGAGCGTGCCGGGCGCTTGGCGCTGTGCGAACCAGAAGCCGCCGTTGCGCATCCAGTTGTACTTCCACTTCGGAGAGAGCGCGATGTCGACGCCGTTGTCGTCCTTGAAGCGAGGCTCGCCGTTTACGTCGATGTACCAGGTGCCCTTGCCGCTCGCGGGTGTGGATGGCGCAGCCAACTTGGATTGCGTCAAATAGCTCATGAAATCTCCAAGTCGGCGTCGTCGCCGAGCGTCAGCGTGATGCCTGCTGCGATTTCGATGTAGCGAGGCACGACGACGCCATACGCCGCTGTCACGGTGAAGTTCGCGGACAGCACGTGCTTGTTGAGAGCGAGCGCGCTCGCGCCACCACCACCTGCGAGCAAGTCGGTCAACGTCTTGGTGACGCCCACGACGGGATCCGTAAACGTCAGGTTGTCTGAGGCATCGCGCGACACCAAGACCGTCGCGTCGTTGCTCACGTCGTTCTGCAAATACGCGCCACGCATATCCGCAGCATCGCTATTGCGATCGAACTCGGTCTCGTACCCTTCGGTGGAGTCTTTCTCAGGAAGGGTACGAATGATCGCCATAACCTATCTGACTACGCCTTCTTGCCGAAGTCGATGATCTGCACCCAGAGGTCGGTCGTGTTCATGGCCTTGCCGACCTGGATGGTGCGCGTGCCACCGCTGGGCAGCGCGGTTCCGATGCCGCCGCCGCTCTGCAGGTAGTACGGCGTGTTGACCGTTGCGCCAGCGATGGCGCCGAGGCACGGACCCGCGCTGACCACTTGGACGGTGTCGGTGCCGGGGACGGTGCCAGCGGTGCGTGCCACGCCGATGACGCGGGAGTCCGCGTCGACAGCGGCATCGCTCTTCTTGATGCGGTTGGCTGTGGCTGAGAAGTTCACCGCATCACCAACGGCGACTGCTGAGTTGATGAGGTAGTTGTCGTCGACCTTGGGCGCACGCAGCACCTTGAAGCCCGTGGCCGACGTCGATGACGACGGGTTGTTGCCGGCGGTGTTCGCGACCGGGTCAACGAGGATGCCCAGGCCCGTTGCCTGGCGCGTCAGACCGCCCGTTGAAACAACGGCTGCGCGAAGCTTGCCTGCGACGCCTGCTGCGTCGAACTCCAGGCCTGAGCTACCGCCGCCGTTACCAGCCGTCGCTGCTGCAGCGGCCGTGTCCAGCTCGACCGAGATCGCGCCAGCCGTGTTGAGAAGGCCTGCGTCGAACGTGTAGGCCGTCGTGGTCGTGAAGGCGATGAACGGCAGTGCCGTGGTGCCGACCGTGATCGGTGCGTTGGCCGTGCCGACGAATGCGATGTCGCCGTTGGCGGTGCCCTCCTGCGCGAACACGGCGGCCTGCAGCAGCTCGGCGGCGATGTCGGCGTCGGTGACGCGGGTGAGGATGTAGGCAGCGGCGGCGGCGCCCGCCGTGGTGACGACGTAGATACCGTTGCCCAGTGCCGCGACCTCGTTCCTCACGAGGATGCGATCGCCAATGACGGTGAGCGAGCCGTCGACGGTGAGCGTGCCGTTGCCGGTCGCGGTCAGCGTCGCGCCGACGCCCGAGGCGCCGTTGGCGTAGGTGTTCGCAGGCGACAGAGCCGCCGCAGTCGCGAGACGCACGGGCGACTTCCACGAGATGCCCTGCACGTAGAGATCGACGTAGGCCTTGGTGGCTGCGTCCTGTGCTGCAACGGGGTTGAGCACGTTGGAGAGAAGGCGAGAGCCAACATCGAAGTCGTCGGCGCCGATGACATCGGTGGGATAACCCTCGGTGGCATTGAATACGACAAGCTTGCGGAGGGCCATGGTCTACGTCCTTTTCTTCTTCGTGGGTGTCTTGCGCGTGGTGGAGCCGGATGCGACGGGAGATGGTTTGGCGGGGCGACGAGGCGTGTGTGCGTTGACGCCGTTCTTCACTGGCGCGACGGGCACGGGCGCGGGCGAGAGGCGATGCACGACGCCCGTGATGTCGTCGATCGAGACCTCCGCCATCGAGAAGCCGAAGTGGGCCTCGAGCGCGGCGAGCACGGTCTTGTACTCGTGCCGTGCGGTGACGGACTGTTGGATGTACGTCGAGCGCTCGCCGAGCAGCTTCTTCAGGTCGGGCTGCTGATCGAGCAGAGCGTCGATGAGCGGGTTGCGAAGCTTGATCTCAGCGTCGCAACGCTGCACCGCTTCGTGAAGCGCTTTCCATTTCCAGAACAGCTCCCCGCGAAGGATGAGCTGTCCATCCTCATCGAGTTCCGGGGGTTGCAATGCCTTGCCCATTCACCGGAATTATAGGCGTTGGTCAGCTTGAACGAAGGAAACGGTTCGGCGTGACGGAGACTTGCAGTGTTGTTGCGTCGATGGCGACGCCGAGTGCCTGCACCGCGGTGAAGCCGGTGATGGACGCGGGGAGCGGGGCTGCTGCGGGCATGCCGTCGAAGCCGACGAAGTAGGTCACGCCGGGCGTCAGCGTGATGTACCCCGCGAGCGGTCCTGCCATGCGAACGAAGCAACGCGTGGGGCTTGTCTTGTATTGGATGATGCCGATCGCTGGATAGCCGCCGGCGATAGAGACGTCGCACGTCGTTACTTGGGCAACCCCCAAAACATAGGGACCCGTGATGCGCACGGCTGCACCGGGTGAGTCGCCGGCTTGGCAGTCAGCGGGGAGAAGTTGCCCCGCGCTGATGTCCTGCAGGTCGAGGATGCCGAGCGCGAGGAAGTCGTCTTTCCAAACGCCGACATTGTCGCCGTGGATGATGCGCTTGATCTGCGAGAGGATGAATTCTTGGAACTGCTCTTGTGTGAGCGACGCAGCGTCGGCGTTGAGAATCTGTGCGGCGGTCTTCTGATCGTTTCGCAGATCCGCGACGCGGACTTCTTTGAAGCGAACGAGATCCTTCGGCGGTGGCACAGGTTCTCGAAATTATAGGGCTAGGCTCGTCGTCGCGATGGTTGCACCTGCAATGGTCGGGGGCGTTCGCCGAGCACGCGATTCAACCACTCTCCATGGTGTGCGCGTCCGATGAAGCCACCGAAGATGTACTTGCGATCGACGAACTCTTGGCGGAGTCGGTTGTTGAGGATGACGAGACGTTGATGCACGCCGGCTTTGGTGCGACGGCGACCAAGGGCGTCGAGCACGGTGTTCCATTCGTCGGATGTGAGCGGGACGTGCGAACCGGCATAGGGACCGATGGTGCGGCGTCCGAACCACTTTCGGATCACGTCGTCTTCTTCGTTTGTCCAGCTCGGACCGCGACATTCGGTGCCGAAGCGTTGCTTTCGCTCCCACGGCTCGAGGTGGGGCTTCTTGGGCTTGGGTGGCTTGATGATTGTGCGGTCACGCTCTGCCGCGTTCCAGAACGCCAGCAGGGCGTCGATCAGCTCGGGGTGGTCGTGATGCCCCCGGACCTGCTCAAGCACCGGCTTGCGGTAGTACGTGACGTCGTCGCGCACGATAACGTCTCGCGCCTGGTGGAAGCGCTTGGGACGCATCTTGGCGAAGAGGGCGTCGCGTGCGGCGACGTCTTGTTCTGGGGTGATGAGGCCGGGACGGAAATCGTGTGCGAAGAGACCCAGAGGGACCTCGAGCTGCCACTGATGCCGCGCCTGCCAGGCGTTCAACCCATTGAATTCGAACGTAGATCCATCATCACGCAAACGTGCACCGAGACGCTCGCAGCTATGCGCCTCCACCCAGTCCAACGGCTTGAAGCTGTAGTGAAAGTGTGTTTTATGTTTTGACATTGCGAATGCCCTAATTGAGTAGTTGGTTTGGAAAAACGAAGGTGACCACAATCGGGGATATGTTAAACGTAACAAGAAGGTCAAGGTTGTGTACATCAAAAACAAGAAATAAAACGACCGTTCCACAAGTACGGACATGTTGTTACGGCGCACACTTCTTTTCGGGAGGGCATGTTTTTAACGATTTTAACGTGTTTTCAGGACGTGTCTGTGGCTCACACATCTCCACCTACACAAACCTACTCACAAATACGGGCTCCCGCGATCAAGTATACGCCGTAATAACACCTCCATCCCAAAGCAGCAGTCGCGATTAATCGTGGTTTTGGTTGCCCCCAGCGTCCCCCTAAACTAAAACCATTATGATCCTCCTAGATAGAGTAGAGTAGAGGCGCTGCGGCGGGCCGTGGGTTTCTTTCTTCCAGGCCAGAATAGGCCCATCGCGAGTTTTAAAACGGATATGTCATATTCCGCCAACTTGTTGAAAACACATGGAGCGACTTGGCTCCGAAAACAACAGCCTCCGATGGCGCTTTTACTGCGTTATATAGTGAAGGACGAAGACGCTTCAGGGCATTGGTTATGGTCTGTCGATCTCGAGGCCAAGTTTCCACGTCGTCTTAGTGAGTACGGCCATGCGGTTATATCGTGGGCGCCCAACACAAATGTTAAGCGTGGAATATTTGTCGTTGCTCGATTGCTTATCGAACACCACAAAGGACCGTTCCCCGAACGTTCTAGCTTCACACTGAAGTGCGGTCACCCGGGCTGTGTGAATCCGGACCACTGGACATGGGTTGAACCTGTGCCCCGGTATCGCTTCGACCCTGCCGAGTACGGGGGTTGGCGTGTGGTCGAGCGCCGAACAGGACGCCCTGTGGAGAAGCGCCTGCTACTCGCGGTACGTGACCAGCACGGGGTTTCGCACGCAGTGCCCGTGCTCCCGGTTCTGACGTCCAGGTTTGTTGCGATGTGCGAAGCCGTCATCGTCCCCGACGTTTCCACAGTGCTCGCCACCAACGCAGTCATCACATGTAAAGGCGGTTGCTGATGGGTATCCGGTTACCTGGACATTTCGGACGTACGGTTGTGATCCCTCCCCGTGAGCTGGTTGACCCCTTCGTGGAGGTCACACCGAACCACTGGTATTGGCTCGCTGAGTTCCATGACGATGGTGCAGGACCGATCGCCATCTTTCCGTGGACGCCGCCGGCCGAGGTCTCGGTACAGTTCGTTGTCGCCCGATTGCTTTGGTGTTGGGACAATGACGGTGTTGGCATCCGCCGTCTGTTTCTCGAGAACACGTGTGGTTTGGCTACATGTATCAACCCGCGTCATTGGCGTTACGCCAATCCGCCTACCGACAAAGCGTACACGCTTGGACCGAGTGATATAGCTCGTCTGCTCCAGTACCCACATATGAGCGCAGGACGTCCTGGTACAGTTCACATCGGTATCGTCGACACGAACTACACAATGTGTGGTGCATCCACACGACGACTGCGTACGACTAAGGAGGCTGTCATCACGTGCGAAGACTGTGTGAAGGAGTGGCAGGGTTACGGTCGACCACTGATTGAGATCGAAACGTCGTGAGGCACGCGGCCGTCGATCGTGGGTGGCAGCTCATGTACCTCGAAGGCAAGGTCTGGAGTCTTCACGGTCTTCGTCACGGAGTTCTTCACAATGTCTTCGAAGAAGAATCGGTCACCTGGGTCACGCTTTGCGGCGTCTACGAGGTGATAGTCACCACATCTCGCACCAACAAACCGCCGCACCTGTTCAACGGTTTCGTAACTTGCCTCCAGTGTTTGGCAAAAGAGTTCGAACCATGAAGCGTCGAACGTTTACACCACACACACCTCTACCGACGAGCGAGCAAGGCTCTGTGCTCTCGCAACGACTTGGCGCGGGTCTGTCGTGGCACTGGGCTGACGACAACGGCGTCGTTCACGAGAGCAGTCAACAGGTGACCGCCAACCACCTCGGTATGACGGTGTGCTTGATCGACCACCGTATGGTCGAGACGCTCGCACCCGTCACATGTCTCTGGTGCCTCTCAGGGAGGAGTTTCTGGAAGTGAAGTACACCGACTACACCCGCATCAAAGGACCCGACCCGGTCGTACACCTGCGCGACGTTAAGAGCCTGAGCCTTTCGGTCTGCAAGGGCAGCTTCGGAGCTGCCACGATGGACCAACATTACGATCGCAACGCGGTGCCGACGTGCTTCTGGTGCATCGGCGGCTCCGATGGTTCGGGGCTTCAATGGTTTCAATGGGGCGTTCGTTCACCGAACGAACAAGGGCCTGAACCATGAACCAGTTCAACTGCGACGATGACGGTCTCGTCCACATCATCTACGAAACACCGGAACATCAACCCATCATCATCACGGAGTGTGATCTCACCCTTCTCGAGGTCACAGGCCACCCCTCGAGAACGTGAAGTTCGGTTTCAACATCGCCAAGGAGGCGTACGAACGTGGCTACATTGAAGAAGAAGAAAAAGAAGTCGAAGACGACGACGGCGCCTGACACGGACTTCTGTTGTTGTCGAGTCTGTGGCTCGCACGACGTGCAGTACTCGATCTGGTATTCGCCCAACACCGACCAGACCCACGATCTGTGCGGCTCGTGGAACAACGGTGACAACTCGTTCTGCGAAGACTGCGACATGGAAGGCCGCGACCCCAATCCGTCGCTCATGCATGAGAGCGAGGACCCCGCGCTCTATGCAAAGCTTCGACGGGTTCGAGTCAAGCTCGATGCAAAGGCCAAGGCCGATGCCGCGTGAAACCGACGAAGCGCTACACCCGCATCGCAAACACCTACGGCATGTGGGGCGCGTTGCGCACGCTCAATGAGGCGTTCTTGCGCACGCTCAATGAGGCGTTCTTGCGCACGCTCAATGAGGATGGTGCGGTTCGCCTGGATGAACGCAACCAACACAAGGGGAGTCTGCGCTTTGAGACAGGGAAAGCAAGAGAGGTCTGTCAAACAAACATCTCCATGACGTAAAGACGTAGAAATACGAACGTCAAAATACGAACGAAAGGCTTCGGCATGACGGCGCATCAGCACACTAAGGGTGACGGCTCGTGGTGGGAGAACGACGCTCGCGGCATTCCCCTCGCACGCGTCTGCAACGAATGCATCGACGAGAAGCTGAAGTGCTTCCGTCCCGAAGTTCTCACCGACCCCAACTACGAGGCGAGCGAGCCCATCGAACCGGAGGAGTAATGCGCCCCTCGCGCGACTATCGAGCAGGCATCGAAGAAGGTCTGCGCTGGCATGACTACGTCCGGCGAGCACCGCAGCTCGCGTCGTACGTCGCTGGGCAGCTTCTGTGCAGGCTCGGCTCCCACGAATGGCACTGGTTCCGCCAGACCGGCGGACGCAAGAAGAAGATCTGCGTGCGCTGCGATGCACACGCTCACAAGGAAACACCATGAACAAGCCCGTCCACATCATCGGCGGCGGAACCGTGTTCCACATCCGTCCGCATCTCGCGCTCTCGGCTCCTGCGTACGGCAAGGTCGTGCGTGACATCGAGGAGGCGCTGTACCAGAACAACTTCGACGGCCTCGTCCACTCGTACACGACGAAGATGGCGGGCAACCGTCATTCGATCTGGTCGGCGCGTACGGGGCGTGACGATGTCGAGCCCAAGAACCTCGAGACCAACGAAGACATCGCAGCTCTGCTCAACGAGCTGTGCACCGACCCTAAGCCCAAGGTCATCATCTTGCCGGCGGCGCTGTGTGACTTCGAGGTCGAGTCCATCGACGGGCTGTGGTCGATGGGCGAGAAGCTTCGTGACATCGGCAAGGCGTACTCACGCTTGTCCTCGGCGCACGAGTACGGGCTCAACCTCCGTCCGTCCGAGAAGGTCATCCAGAAGGTCCGACGCACCCGCAAGGACATCTTCCTCGTCGGCTTCAAGACGACGACCGGCGCCACCCCCGAACAGCAGTTCGACGCCGGCCTGAACCTCGTGAAGAAGGCGTCATGCAACCTCGTGCTCGCCAACGACCTCGAGACCCGCATGAACATGGTCGTCACGCCCGAGCAGGCGCCGTACTACATGACCTACGACCGACGCTCGGCGATCAACGGCCTGGTGTCGATGGCGGTTGATCGGTCGAAGGGACACTTCACACGCAGCGAGGTTCGTGAAGGTGAGCCTGTCACGTGGACCGGCGAGACCGTTCCTGCGTCGCTACGCACCGTCGTCGACCACTGCATCAAGCGCGGTGCGTACAAGCCGTTCAACGGTAAGACCGTCGGACACTTCGCGTTCAAGGTCGACAACGGCGTGTTCGTGACGTCTCGGCGCGGCGTGAACTTCAACGAGCTGGACAAGGTCGGTATGGTGATGGTGCTCGCCAAAGGCGACGACAACGTGATCGCCATGGGTGCGAAGCCCTCGGTCGGCGGCCAGAGTCAGCGCATCATCTTCGCGGACCATCCGGACGTCGATTGCATCGTGCACTTCCACTGCCCGATGAAGGGCGACCGCCACGAGAACCTCGTGCGTGGTGACATCCCCATGCGGTCGCAAGAAGCCCACGAGTGCGGCTCGCACGAGTGCGGCAAGAACACGAGCGACGGGCTGAAAGTTTTTGACCTCTACAACGGCAACCTCAAATACCCCGTGAAGGCGGTGATGCTCGAGAAGCACGGACCCAACATCGTGTTCAACAAGAACGTCGACCCCAAGCTCGTCATCGACTTCATCGAGAAGCACTGGGACCTCGAACGGCAGACGAGTGAGGTGCTCAGTGTCTGACATCGATCCCGATGACCTCGACAAGCGCATCCAGCCATGAGCGACGAAGACATCGGCGTCATCTACGGACTGTTGCTGACGGCGCAGATGGCCTTGAAGGAAGCCTCCCGTCGACTACCTGCGCCTCTCGCGGGTTCGCCGAGAGACGCTGCGCGCATCGACATCGCGAGTGCTCAAACGCACGTCGACGCCGCACGCCACGCCGTCGCCCGGATGGAGAAGACATGAAGGACCTCATCGAAGCGCTCACCATCTTCCTCAAGTACGGCAACCCGCGCAACCCGACACACTGCGAGCACGACGTTCTGACCATTTGCGGCATTGACCCGGGGAAAGTCTCCGCGGCCGACGAAAAACGTCTTGAGACGCTCGGGTTCTTCATCAGCGATTCAGACGGCGATCCGTGCTTCCAGTCGTTTCGCTTCGGGAGCGCGTGATGGCGAAAAAGAAACTGCAATGGTTCGCACGAGGCGGCGGCATCGCGAAGTGCGGCCCCTTCAAGTCACAGGTCGAAGCATCCGCCGCCATGCGCCAGTGCACCGAGGACGACGACGAGTATCGGCGCACGATGGCCATGGCCGGTGGTGCCTATCGAAAGCAGCTCAAGGGCGGGTTCCCTGACGACGTCTTTGTCTGGCCGGAGTACGTATGACCCTCAACGTCTGGAAGGTCATCCACAAAAAAGACGACATCGAGACCGTCTACCTCGTGAGCGCATGCAGCCGACGTGAAGCCGAGACGATCGTTCTCGATTCGTTGTTCGACCGCACGCACCCAATCACATGGACACCGGAGGAGCTGGCCAACGATCCGTTCGGGCTCAAGGTGTCGACCGGG